CTTAGCGTATGAGACGTCAAAGCCTTCATGCACTACAGACATACCTTCAATCATAAGCCCCTGACCACCTGATGACAAGTCACCATAGACCAAGTTTTGAATCCAAGCGTTGTAGATTCTAAAACGCATAGATACGTGCATGCTGAAAGGGCTGTTTGCTACAGGACCGTCCTGGTACTGCGTTGCCGCAGGGTTCGGATGGCTTAATACCGACACATCAATGCTCTGGCAGCGGAAATCATGACCTGCTCCAGCCTTTGAACGGCCAGATACTACAGCAAATAGCTGCTTCATCCAGTCGTGGTGCTGCTGAGCTCCAAGAGTTTGACCTCTAGTAAACTGAATTGGATCAAATGAAGTCTGACCAGGAATGTGGTGCACGGTAGTGTTGTACCCACCTTCACGGTAAGGAATGTCATCCACTCTCATACCAAAACCGGTTACGTTAGTAAACCCAATTGTTGGCTGAAAATCTACCTTTGCGGCACTCGTCTTATCGTACGGGTTAAAAGTAACCAAGTATCTAAAGTTACGAATAGGATCGGTAGCGACAGTGGAAAACGGATTAAATAGTGGGCTAGTTGCCATTTTCTGTTATCTCCTTAATTAAATTGCAGTCGAGCTGCCAGTCAGCTGACCGATGTTGATTACAACAAATTCGGCAGGGTATTCAAGAGCAATACCAATTTGAATATTTACCTGACCATTAGCAATATCCGTATTAGTAGTAGTAGTACCATCTACCTTTACGTAGTATGCCTCTTCAGGGCTTGTACCTCTAAGGCCGCCTTGCTGCCAGTACTGGTTCAAGAAACCACCAACTGTATTGCGAAGCTGGGCCCATAGGTATTCATCATTATTCTCAAATAGAGCAAACTGGCTGATACGCTCAACCTGCTTCTTAACATTGATAATGCTTCGACGAATATTGATGTAGCGGTTTGGAGAAGTATTAGCTAGAGTGCGTCCACCCATAATTACAATACCTGCACCAGGAACGTTACGAATAGCGTTGACTGGAGTAGCAGTTGTATTACCACTACCAGTATTCAAGCTATCTAGTTCTGCGTTAGTCAGTCTCTTAGTGACGTCTACAGCAGTACCAATACGAGTGCCATAACCTGCTGGAGTCTTAAATACTCCACGAGAAGCATCTGTAGCCTGGTACTGACCAATAACTGCGCCACCAGGTGCTACTGGAGTAGTAACTCCAGGAACAGACTTAGTGGTATCTGGAATCTTCAACCAAGGGTAGTAGATAGCGCCGTTTGAAGCCAAAGAGCTTACAGCGGACCAAGAGTTAGTTACTGAGCCAGTAGCAGTTGCAAAACCAGTTGCAGTAGCCGCACTTGCAGTTGTAAGGCCTAGACCACCCGAAACAGTTCCTGCCGTAGTAATAGCGCCTAGATCTGCATTGGTAGTAATCTTCAATACATTGGTTGCTGTGCTAGCTGCGGTCACCCACGTACCATTGTAAGCATCTGGAACTACGCCTTGAATAACTACTGTTTGACCAGCAGTAAGATTGTGGTTACCAGTTGTATTAATAGTAGTAACATTTGCGAGGTACGAACTAGAGGCGGTAGGGATAACTACAGGGTTTGCGATAGCTTCCGTGTTAGACACGGTGAACTTAGTAGTAGCAGGTACTGCAGTAATGGTAAAGCTACCATTAAGACCAGCACTTGAAGCAGTAGCATTGGTTACAGCAGAAGGGGTTGTAGTAACAGAGCTAGCTACGTAGAATTTATTATTATCTAATCTAGTAATAGTGTAAGCAGTGCCACCGTTGTTGTACGTAGTTGGAGTAACACCAGTAATAATTACCGAATCGCCAGTCTTAAAACCATGGTCTTGAGCAGTCTGGAACGTTACATAGCCAGCAACTGCAGTAGGACCTTGATAACCTGGCTTTACAGCAGTTGCAGCAGTTGAGTTAAGAGCAACAGTGTTAGAAAGTCCTGAAACTGTAACTGTCTGACCAACTAAGAAACCATGTGGAGAAGTTCCAGTAGTGTAGGTTACAGACGTACTATCAGTGGTAAGAGTTGTAATGCTTTGCGAAGTAGTTGAAACTCCAGCAGAAGTAGTCTGGCTGTAGACGTCTCCGGCATAAACTTGTGCGTCAAAAGCACTCATCGTATTACCGGCACTAGTTTCATTAGGAGTATCTACTACAACAAAACCGTCTCCACGGTATTCCGCATACTTTAAAAGCTTTGCCCAAGTAGCAATAGAGTACCCACGGTTTGAAGAATAGGTTGCACCACTAGCAACCTTTGAAATATCAGGAGCATTAAAAATAAGAGGCGAAGTAATATTGTCAAAGTTTGGCAAAGTGTCAGTAATCTGATATAAAGTAGAACCAACGAGAGCAGTACCATCAGTACCACCAGAAAGTGTCTGTACAATATTTGTAGTAGCTGGGGGCGCAGTCGGAGTTCCTGTAACTGATACATTGATGTAAGCAGAGAATGCATTAATAATATCTATAGCATAGCGAGCATCAGTAGAAGTAAGGCTAAGATCAGTCCACTGTTCAAGAACATTTGATCTTAAATCTCCGCCAGATACTAGTGGGCTTCCATATACTGCAAGAGAAAATCTACCTGGAATACTTCCACTAATAGTTTCAACATACAAGCTAGTTCCCCAAGAACCCTTATTAATAGCGTTAATTACAAAAGAACCGCCAGTAACAGTGTATGTGTAGGATGCTACCGTAGCATCAGAAGGTACAACTCTTTGAATGTAGGCATTGCGACCACCATTAGAAAAGAAAGTAAATAGGGCAGCAGTAGTTGGGTAGGTGCTGTTAACTCCACCAAAGTACTTAACAAAATCAGCCCAAGTAGCAACCAGTGTAGGTACGATAGGGCCCTTTGGTAGCTGACCAATAAAAGCAGCAACAGCATCAGTACGGGACTGAGTTGTAATATTTTGCTGCACAATGTTTTCCTGGATATAGACACCAGGACGAGCAAATGAGCTCATAGTTTAACTCCTTAAGTTAATTAGTTATATTCTCGTGTGGCCGATTTTTAATTAGTTTGTGTAATGTCTTCATTTGTGAATTGTTGGCCTGTATAGCGGATGTTATCTACAGGATTATCCATAGCCATTAATCCTGAGGTAAATATCTCTGAATTAATCCTAATAGAAAAGACATTAACAAACAGCCTTTTTCCCTGTTCGGTCATATCTCTTTTTGCATACCCCGTAAGTTCAAGCCTGCGAACAGTACCGTCTTCGGGAATTTTTAAAACGCCGTATCTAAACGGCATAATTTGAGTCAAGATAGTAGAAATAATCTGGCGATCATGGTGAGGATGGCGAGAATAAGACGCAACTTGATAGTCAATATCTACAGGAATAGGGGTTTCTGTAAGGTACTTAATATCACTACGAAGTGCATTTCCATTAGTATCAAACGTACCATCTGGAACATACGGCAAAGTAGTAAGGCCGGAGTGTCTTCTTTCCCTAGACTCTGAAATATCTACCATTTCAATAGTTAGGTATGGGTAAGACTGCTCACGAATCTCAAGGTCTGGCTGTCTAAACCAAACACCTACTGATCGGCTATTGTTAGCTGCGTCGCTAACTTTTACTCTATTCTTTAACAAAGTTTTAAGAGCTGCATCTTCATTAAGTAAAAAGGTCATTTAAATATCTCCATATCCATAATGCTTGCGAATATTAGATTAGTGTAGTCCTCAATATGTATGTGGCTACGGTTCATAAAGCGCAAAATTGCAGCATTTGGGGGAGTGTTTTGGTTACCTTGTTCAAGATCTAGTACAGCTTTTTTTATAGCTTTATTTGGTTCTATAAAGAAATGATCTCCGCCATCGTGTTCTACACGCAATTTACGGGTAATCTCAGTAGGCCAGCCACTTTTGTAAGCGTTTCTGCGAAACTCCGCAGTCATTTTTTTAGCTGTGTAATCAGCTGACTCAATAATTTTATTAGGAAGGTACTTTGCTGACGTCACTTTTTAAAAGCCTTTAACAGTAGCGAGGTACTAACAAACCCGACTGCTAAAGACTTTAAATTAACCTTATCGCTACCGACTAGACCGGCAACAAACTCTCTACGATCAGCTTCGCTTTCCATGCGGGCCAATCTATTAGCAAGGTATAACATCACAATCCTCATTCTCAAGAGGTAGCAGTACTTCAGCAAATCTGGATAACTCCAGCGTCACTACTGAATATACTGCTAAACCCCTCAATAATCTTTACTAACTATTACTTCTTTTTAGGGGCCGCTTTTTTAGCGGGAGCCTTCTTGCCACAAGAGCAAGTAGCTTTGCCACACTTAGAGCATCCGCCCTTCTTAGCAAACTTTTTATTAGCTGCTGATAGGGTCTTCATGCCGTGCTTATCCTTGGGCTTCATACAACCGCATGTTGCACACATTTAATTCTCCTTATTTAAACTGAGTGCTGTATAAAACTACTACGTATTCTGACGTAGCAACAAAATCGCCTGCTGTATACGCATAAATAACGTCTCCAGCATTGCATACCATTTGAAATGTGGTTCCAAAAGGGATCTTAATACCAGCATTAGAGCCACTAACAGCACCTAAAGTGTCGTCGCCAATCGCAATGTCTCTTGCAGACGCTGTAGCTCTATTCTGAATAGTTACATTTACCCCGTATGCCCCGGCAGGCACCGTAAATAACACGCTTCTAGCGTTTGCCGTAGGTTGAACTACAATATGATCAAGAGCCATAATTACTTACCTTTTACTTTCTTTAGATTAGGATTTTTCTTTTTAGCTGCTGGACTGGCTCCACGGGATCTTGCAGCTAAGATAGCTCCCGCAGCCTTTTCTGATACGCCTTCTTTTTCAGCGATCTTTTTTTGTACAGACTTAAAACCGGGGTGGGCTTTAGACTTTTTATTTTCTGCCATTGTTACTCCTAGTTAGCGTACTTAATAAATTGATGGTCATTAATCATTTCTTCAGGGTTTTCTTGAGACGCATCCAAAGTAAACAAAGTGTACTGGTCTGTAACCAATCCACGAGGATAAAAATGAGTAGGCCTAAATACCTGATTTCTAAAGACTATACGATCACGTAGGTAGTCGTCAGGCTTAGCTGGCATAGTAGAAAGGTATCTTTCAACATCTTCCATATTTAGTGTGACTCTTAATACGTCAGTGTTATAGAAACCGCGATCATCTTGAAGCGTTACTCCCTGAAAAATAGTAGCTTGGATGCAAGGAATAACAATGCCTTGATGCCAAATACGGCCGCCAGATACAGAGCCAACATCATATACATCATCTACTGAAGTGTCTTCAGAATCCCAGCGCCACCATTCAACCTCTTGGCCAACAGGGCGCCTTAAATCCTCGGTAATCCCTGAAAGAATTGAATCTCGTTCAAAAGGAATACCAAATCTGCCGCCGGGTTTACTAGCTTTCATGGGTTTATGGGCTCGCCAATACTGCTTGAATTAAAGTGTAAGGATCATCACTAATTT